CATAAGGAAGTTATTTCGGTTATACGGAAAAGAAAATACCCACTCGTCCCATTCCGTTCAAAATCAAACGGACTCCATTTAATTTTATTCATAGACGGTGTAGTTGCTGCATCGGATATGAGAAGAAAATTATTGGAGATTGCATCTGACTTAGGTGTTAATGATACAACAACGGATATCTATCCTGCGCAAGACGAAGTTGATTTAACACCTGAAGATTGGAATCAAAAAAGAAAAGGTAACTTTGTAAACCTACCCTATCAAAAAGCACATATGACTACTAGAGTTGCAATGGATAATGATGGCAACTCAATAAAATTAGAAAATTTATTTAAGTTTGTATCTGAATATAGACTTACACCTACGCAATTTAAAAAGTTAAAAGTATTTCAAGATGATGAAACAAAAGACTACCCACCATGTGTAGTTAATTTTATGAAAAATAAAATACAAAAAGGCGAGGGACGTAATGATGCTATGTTTAATGTAGCTGTACTAGCTAAAAAAATTAATCCTGATCCTGTCATGTATCAAGACTGGACAAGAAACATGATGACTAAAGTATGCACTGAACCACTCCACCCGCAGGAGTTAAACAATATTTTTAAAGGTGTTGAGAATAAAGAATATACATACAAATGTAAAACTTCTGTAGCTAGAATGCATTGTTCATCTACTACTTGTCTTAGACGAAAACATGGTATTGGTAAGAACGAAGCTTTACCTGAAGTTGGTAAACTTACTAAAGTAAATTCATATCCTGAACCATATTGGATTTTACCTATTCAAGGTAAATCCATAAGGTTATCAACAAAACAATTGTATCAACAGCAGCTATTAGGAGAAGCATTATTAAATTATGATATTGTTTGGAGATCTTTGAAACCAACTAAAAGAGATCCGGATCCTTACAGAGATTGGTTAGAAGAACTTATGTCAACCAAGCAAGATATGGAAGGTTTTGATTCTAAAGAAGAATTAGATGATGTATTCAATTCTAGAATGTCCAGGTTCTTAGAGGACGTAGAAGACACTACAGAGTTTGATCAAATAGATTCAGGCAATATTTGGAAGGATGATGTAGAGATGAGATTCAAATTAGAAACATTTAAATCTTTCATGAAAAAGATGGGTTATAATTGGAATGAAAAAGAGTGCACTAAATTTCTTGAAACAGGTGGTGCACAACCTAAATCAAAATTCAAAGGTATTCAAAGCCGACATTGGGTGGTAGAATTACCTAAACAAAGTGAGCACAAAAATAAAGATGTCAAATTCGTTAAAGCAAAAGCTGCGTGGGAAGACAATTAAAATCTTTGGACCACCAGGTACAGGTAAGACTGAGAATCTACTCAAGAGAGTCCAGCGTTATCTTAAACAAGGTTTCTCCCCCGATGAAATCTGTTACATATCATTTACCAACAAAGCAGTTAATGAATGCGTATCAAGAGTCAGGAAAAAATTTAAAGAATACGATGAAGATGATTTTAAATATTTTAGAACATTACATTCTTTGGCCAGACAACAGTTTGCTGAGATTCCCGTTTTAGATCC